GCGAAAATATTTTAAAAACAAATTATTTTATTTCGTTCCCACTTATACATTATTTAGGTTTTATGGGCAACTATTCAAGGTTCATAGTAAGGTTTCACATTGTTACACCGTTAACTATAAAATCCTTGACTTTAACATTATAGCTTATACCAGGCACACAAGTTTTAGAATCACAGTTTTTAGTGAAACTAAAACCTGGTGAGCACCTGAAGCAACGAGGGCACCGACCTATGCTCTTAGCTCTACGAGCGCGAGCGTAGCGTGAAGCCCCGGCATTATCACACACTATTTTACTCACGATAATATCAATCAAATCCACACAATTCTTATTAGTATGTAATTTAAATATAGCACGCAATAATCTACGGTAAGTTCTTTGCTTGATCAACATCGATTCTCTCTGAAATTGTTCTTAGGGACACATCCGAAGAATCCACCAGTGACTTCAGCAGAGGTGTTGGCGTATCGAGAATTTTGCGAATTCTTGGCAAGGGCTAATTTCTTGTGTGTTGCGAAAGCGATACGTTCAGCGTCAGTTGGAGCCCTTATCAGGCCTTCAAGCGGTTGGATTGCAGCTTTGTTAGTCACGGCATCGAAGGTGTCAAAGGCAGCATATTTTGTGTTCTCAGTGAACCCCTTTGCATCCCAATTCGCGGGAGGTTGCTCATTCAATAACATGTAATTCCAGACAACGGGCGCATAACAACGGCAAACTTGTCGTAGTGTGGAGTACTCTTTGATAACAGCGACCACCATGTCCCTAGTCACGACTCTACCGCCGATAGAGATGGTCCCTTTAGGGTTCACATTCGGTGAGCTCCCCGCTGTGGTGCAATACATGCAAATATCCCAGAAAACTTCAGCTAAACACTCCTCAGGCGCACCTAGGGCCTGCACTTTGGCGGATATCTTCGCCAATTCTTCAGCAGTAGCCAGATTATTACTTTCAGGTGCGTAGTTCCGTACTAAAAGCGCATCCATGGAGGGGCGAGTGAATATGTTTGAAGCATCCCCTTTAAGACTATCAGCAAGCTGAGCTTTGGGGCGTCCGGATTCCCATCCACAATTTGTCACGTTTATGCAAGATAATTCAGCTATGCACTTTTCCTTGAGTTTGTTGAATCTATCTTCACTCCGACGGAGAACGGCCTCGAAGCCTTCGCGTTCCATAACGCCAACATCATTAACTGCCTTACTTCGTTCCCCTTCTAGCTCTGTGCCCGGGTTGCGTGTAGGCAAGTTTCTTACTCTGTTGAGCTCTTCTTCTTCGTTAGTCATAATATCAATTTAGAGCGCTGTAAACCTAAAGTGAACCAAAAGGTTTGGCTTGTATGGCAAAATCAATGAAATCCCTAGTGAATTCACACCCCAGAAATTTGACCGATTCCCCAGTGATGATGACAGTACACCGCTCAGTCCTAATACTATCAAAGGTAAGGCAAATAATCAGTGTCACAGAAAGACCAATGAGCAGAGCTATGAGTGGTTGCAACTGCATGTCATACGCGTCCGCGAGCTGGACCTAATTTTTTCACTCAAGAAAATCAGACCTATGAGAATTCCGAGTAAAAGGACTGGGGAAGTGAAGCTCAAAGGTAAATTGCTGCTTGGGAAGTTCTTGGCCGGACGGTTGTAAAAGATTCTTTTAGTGCCGTCTTGATAGCAACCGCCGTGAGGTAGACTATGTATATTATCGCCTACGTGAGGTAGAGTTGAACGAGTAAGAGTGTACAAACAAAGAGCAACACAAACACCTATAGCACCAGCAAAATAGGTTCTAGTATGATCAGGTGGAGGGCTCAGAGGCATCAGGCGTCAAAATTAGCAAATTTCCGCGACTTCGAGTGGCACAAACGTAGAACTTAGCGAGGTCCTCCTTAGGCACCACGCGATCACTTAAGCAGAGAGTAACTTCAGCAAATTCAGAACCGCGACAACTGGCAACAGTATAGTGGTCAACTCCGTGAGCTTTCAGTAGTGCAGAGACTTGAGTGCAATAGGTAATCACCACACCCTGTAATTCCCTATCGTAAAGCCCACCGAACTCTAAGACTCCAGAAACGTCCGAGGTGATTTCAAAACCAAAATCCCGCAAGAAATCACACGTGAATTTATTCACGCGATGACTAACAGTTTTGCACCAGTCAGCAACAGGGTACGGTTTTGTTGAATCGAAGAATTGGCACACGTCCCCAAAAAGTGCAAAAGGTTTAAGGTCTTCGTAATCACCTTGCTGGAATTCGTCAAGCAAAAGTAACTTCCCGTTAAGCTCAGTCGCTGAGAGTTCAGTGACGGACCGTATGCGCCTCCCGGTAACGTTTAGCGGGTCGGGGGTGCCAAAAGTGGCAGCGATGAAGCGAGAATCAGTGTTAATCAATCTACGGATACAACTACTCTTACCGCAACCAGGTACTCCTAATACTACTTTACACTTGTTACCGGAACCGTCTAATCTACTAAAACCACACTCAATTAACACTTTACAAAACACATCCATATATATCAATAATATAGCTAATACCTAAGCTCAAGTTTCAACTTCATTCTTAAAAAGTTCTCGCACGTTAGACTTCAGAAGGTGCTTGCTCTTAACTACCACACGCACACAATTGTAAAAGGCGTCGAGTTCTTCTTTGTCCATGTGGCAGACAGCAAGTTCACCTTTCACATAGGCGAAACTTATTTCAATGGCGTAATTATCAATGCAATTGTGCAGATTATTAGTTTCTTTTGCGATGCACATCCGCTCAAAAACCAATTGCGGTTTTTTGTAAATACCAAAGTGGGTTAAATTCCAACCACAGAAGGTTGGTCTTTTGGTGAAAGCCACTTTCGCCTTCAATTTAAGTTTGCCTAGGAAGTCCTCATGCTTGAGATTGACACGTAATCGACGATTGGCACACATGTCATCCCCAGCAAAACAAATGCTTTCCTGCCCATTGAGATCATACCTCAAAAACGTGAAAAGCATGTTAGCCAGGGTGTTGAATAAAAAGGTGCTTGCTTCGCCAGAGAACCTCATGATTGCCAGCGCGCCCATCTTACAGCCCAGATGCGTTTTAATATATTTGTAATCATTTATTAGAGATCTGGGTAGACCAAGATATTCCATTAGTGCGATTTCGAAGGCCATGATGTATTGATCTTGGGAGGCATCAAAAGCTTCACAGTCAGACTCAGTGCAGATCCCATGGAACTTATTGTCGCACACCCACTGATTCAGCTCTTCAAGGCCCTTACCAGAGTGAATATAGTACTTTTTTGGTAAAACCTCAAGTACCTTCTTCTCAATGTAACGCATGTAAGGCGCGAATCTTATTAACACTGAATGTTGAAAGCAGACGATTGTTTGGGCGGCTTTTGCCGATCGAAAGCGATTGTCCCATTTAGTGCAAATCTGGCTTTTGGAGAACACCAGACCAACGTCAGCCAACCAGTCGGAACAGGATCGATTAGCGTGATTCTCAATGATGGCGGCTGATTTGCTCACTTTTTTTTCCTCAAAATCATGGAGAGCTTCAGACATTAGATCATGCCTGTGGTGTGGTTTCAAGGGGATTCTCTTCAAAAATTCATCGAGCAAAAATTTACCGTATGGTTCTGCCTCTTTTAGCTTAGCGCATTCCAAGTGCGGTTTTGAGAATCTTAATCTCTTCTTAACGGCCATTAGGAACGTGAGAGTATCACTGGCACGATGCCTGGGGTAAATCGTTTCAAAACGTTCTGCCTGGTTAGTTAAGATTTTACCTTTCTGCTTAGAATGGCAATCGGTGAATTGCTCTGTAACTAGATTGCGAAATTTGAACTCCCGCGCCTCTTTGGACAGTATCTTATCATTCCATTGCGCGCGTAAACCCTCCAAATCGCATCGTGGCAAATGAGTTTTGAAAATCTCCTTTTGTACTAACTCAGCAACTTCTTCAATTTCCTGCATGTCATCCTCTTGTCCAAGGAAGATCTCACTCTTGAGCCAAGGATCCCCCTGCAGCTTAGCCTCACGGACCCCTAAGTTCCTGCCAACACAGTGTGTGAACCCATATTGCGCAATTGGCTTACCAGGTAAATTTTCCAGAGTATGGGAGGGATCCGCGGTACCTCTCAGGAAACGCCCCAAGACTGTGGTGGACCTTTGGCTCGCCAAAGATTCAAAGGTAGTCTCGAGCATGTTGATCAAGATTAAATTTCTAGAGAAACGACTCAAAGCGGTCACCCACCTGCATTCAGAAGTCTTAAATGCGCTTTCGGTAATGAATACAGACCCCCTCTCGAATGTCAAACCAGTGCTCTCACCGAAAGTTAGAACCTTAACATTCTCGCCCAAATGAGCCTTCACAAAATTTTTCTCCACGAAACTGGCCACTAGATAAACCTCAGAGAAATTTTTAATTTCATCCAAATTGGCCCCAAAGCCCTGTAACATGACGTAGGGCTCATCAGTGGTGAAACATTCAGATTTGAAAGAACAGGGTAAGCGGGAAGCAAACATCTTATTGGAGAAACGGCGACTCAATATATTGTACTTGTATTCTCTCCCTTTTAGTAGATTACAAATGTCCGATTCATAACCGAGGAAGACGTGCCTATCGTTCATACTGTCATAATCACTGTGGAGTGGATCCCCGAGTATGAAAAACTGCACAGTTGCAGGGAGCAACATGGGGGTGTAGTCAAGGTAGCCAGGTGGGAAGAGCTGAATCTCATCAAAGAAAACCAGATCATTACCCCCGACGCGCGAATTTTGGATCAAAAAGGTCTCAAAGGTTCTCACGAAAGTGTTTTGTGAGCTCTTCTTGCCTTTCCGCTTACTCCCTCCCTTGCCGTCAATGCAAGTGCCCGACCGGTCAGTAAGTCCCAATGACTGAATGAGAGCATCAGCGAGTGAACGCCGTGGTGACACAAAATGCACCACGCGACCGCTCTTCTTAAAATTCACGACAGCCCTTTTAATCAAGCTTGTCTTGCCAGAACCGAAAGTTCCCAAGACAGTTGTCAGTGAACGTTCATGATCATTGTGCCCTTCCTTGAGTCTGCTAGAAAGCCCTGCAAAGAGAGTGGATGACCGAATGCCAGTACAACCCTTGAGAAGACTCCTCTCAAAATTGGAAGCTCTATCAAGGGAAGCGGGATAAATCAATTCAGAACCCACTTCACGCAGCATCTTGATGGCAGTCACAGCTAAATGCTCATTAGAATTCAGGATGGTTTTGGTAGCGAATAAGCTTTTGCTGAAAGGTGGGCAAGCCACAAGATGTTCATCAGTTAAAGAATAGAAACCATTGATCTCCCCCGAATCATTAATCTGCAAGTACTCCCCATCTTTCATAATGTGGGCTTTAATGTTCAACAGTTTAAAACCTACTTCCAAATCCTCAATGGTCAAACCGCATCCTAAGCGCAACAATTCAGTGAGTTCATCAAATTTTTTGTCCGCCAGCACTCTGTACATTTCATTGGTATCACGCGAAAAGGTTTGCGCCACTGCAGATACAAAACAATCGTTCTTATAAAAAAGCAGTGAGAAATGCTCATTATCATGCAGGATATCAATCCTCTTCTCTGCATCTTCGGTCGCAAAGTTAGTGGTGCACCCTAGACTCAAGCTATGCACGACAATCTCCAATGAAAAAATTTGACAACAAAGAGAAATAACGTCATCTTCTGCCATTGCTCCAGGGGCCAATTGTTCAGCCAGAGTAGCATGTATAGTTGTTCCCCTGAGTTTTTCCAAACCTTTGGATAGATTGTTTTTAAGTGGGAGCGCATCCAGGTTAAGTAAGAAAGAGAGGCAATTCCAGAAGCACATGTTATTCTCCCCACTCACTTCCCTAACAACAAAAGGTGCGATGTTGACATTTTTCTGAACAGTGTGGGAAACGCCCAAATTATCTATGAAGCTCAGACACTCTGACTCGCCACCATCATCCACACCGTTCTCAGAATCTACTTTTCCATTTTCAGAGGTTAAAAAATCATCAACAGGTGGAACCTTTGCCCTACGGAAAGTTGCACTAATCCGACCAGGAGAACAACCCCGCACTGCATGTTTGTGGCTCTCCTGGAACCCTTCAGGCATCATAAATTGTTTTGGAGCCTCCATGAAGAAACCTGTTTCACCTGTGGCACAGCGAAATCGAAATTCACAATCTCCTTGAATGCAAATGGTAAGAATTTTACTATTTTTCTCAAAGAGTTCCTCATCATCGCTGTGGAATCCAATGCCGTGACCCCCATCATACTGCTGGAAAAGCACACAATTGAAATAATTAAGATCATGACCGTTGATCGCCAGAAAAGAGTCGAAATTATCTAACCATTCATGACCAACGTGATTTCCACCGTTATAACTGTAACCAAAGCACCCCTTACTATAAAAGGCAGCTCTGCGATTGAGCAAACGATCATCAATACTGACATCAAGCAATTCTACGTGAAATGCCACAGTCCACTGTATACCCGCCCCACAAACACAATTGAAAAGATTTAGCAACATGGGCTCAATATCGTCGACCGTGTCAGCAGCACCCCAGTTTTCTTCTTCATGCTCTAAGCAATTAAACACAGGTGCAGGGTACACCGTCACATCCCCATAAGACTCGTTGGAGAACCATGGGAGTGCGAGAACCTTCGCCGCTGTGCGCTCATTTTTCTCGATGCGCTGTTTACGGGCGGCCTGCATCAGACAGTAGTCCACACAGTATTCCCCCAGAATGCTAAAGAGGAATTGATACAACGGTCTAAACACAGTGGCAGCCCCGGCAAGTACCTGATCTGTGCTAGAGAAGGTGAAGCTTTCTAGATCGCCAAGGAATTTCATATTCGCTATAAGCAATTCTTCGGGAGCACAATGTAAGTGGCACGTTTCATTTAATGAAAAACTGTAAGGGGCTGGCTCCCTAGAGAAGTTCTCTTTCCCAGAAGTGATTTTCCCAAATTCCAGGCAATTCATTAGCGAGTCAATTCCAGGCGGAATAAGCCTGTCATAGCAAGGTTTTGCATGCGTTTTAAGGTCGATTGTTTCACATTTCACGTTGAAGCTCAATGGCTTCAGATGGCTCACAAAACTGGTGAAGCTGACCCTCATTAATTTTTTAGAATATTTGGTCAGCAGCGCGGGCATAAGCACAGCCAAGCTTTTCAGTAATAGTGTTTTGGTGCTTGGCGTGAAAATATCTAGATTTACACCGCAGCGAATGTACAAGTTGGCAAATTCGATAGTGAATTGGACTTCAAAGGCAGTCGGGTGTTCGACCAACTGGCGCAACTTAGCCACGGCTGATTTCACATCAGGTGAGTTTAAGGAAGAGAGATAAGTATACAATTTCATAACTACTTCGTAACTAATTGGGAAGCATGGATATTCATCATGTAGCAATTTACTGGCAAAAGAGGAACCGATAGCTTCGAAATTGGAAAATGAATTCTCTTTCTTTACCAGGGCTTCACCGCGGGTGATAGCTATAACGTGGTGCGCAAATTTAGAGCTTATTATGTCGAAACAATAAACCTGCCCTCCCGGGGTGATCATCTTGTTTGTGGTCAAAAGGTAAACGCAACCGGCAGGCTGTATATAGCCTTCAGCTCTTACCCCATCTGGGTAGAAATAGAGATCAGGACCTTTAACTTCGAACTCATAGCACCATTTATTCATGCTCTCCTTAGCTTTGAGCAACAATTCCGGTGGAATCACGACAGTCGCTAGCATTAACTCAGGTGAGCATTGATCCAGGAAAATTGCTAAACTTTCTTTGCTCCAATAGTGCAATTCATCGTGCAAGAATAATGCTCTGGATCTAAATTTGATCTCGTGTGGAACAAGACTAGCTAACTCAGGATAAAAGGTTACGGTTCTACTATTCTTCTTAACAGTCCCGGGTTGACCAGCTTGGACCACAAAATCATTACCGTAGCGCAACTTGTCACGACTGGTCACCATACGATTGATACATTCAACCATATCCATTTTCCTATTCCTACCTTTCAAAAAACACAATTTAGATTGCTTGATACCAACTAAGTAAAACCTATGATCTATTAATGGACATACGACTTGATAAAGATTGTAATTTTCAAGCGTTTTGCAAGCGGGATGAGAGTGGGGCACGTAAGAGAAGGGGCTTAAGTAGATTCCGCTACCGCACAACCTTTGTTTCGCGATGGGACTCAATGCGAAATTGAATAGATTGTGGTTAAATTCCTCTAACTTTAGCAAACCCTGGACTGCTCCGCGCGCAATTTCACTCTGCTCACTTGTTGTGAAGCTTGTAAGCACTTCCTCAACTGGACTCCTGTAAGTTAGGGCCATTACGAGACGTCTCTGTTTTGTTAGAATAGTGGCGTCTTGTTTTGAGTAGTGTTGTTTATCC